CCACCAGCACGTCTCGATCCGCCAAACCTCTTTTTCCACCACTGGATGATCTTGTCCATTTCTGATTCGGGGACAGTTTGCTCCGTGCTCAACAACAAGCTGGGAATAGCGTCATTCTTGAAGTGCGCTTCAACGTATCTGCTTGCCTCGTACTCTTGGGCAATGGCGCTCTTGATCACATCGATTACGGGCACGCCCGGCAGCAAATCGTTATCGGGGTCGTGCTCACGGAAGTAGACCACCTCATCCCGCTTGAAACGGTTCACGATTGTGCCCTGGATCGTCTGGACGAACTCCTGGATGCCACTCCGGTCCGCCTTCACACTCATCGTGGGAGAGCTCAATCGCCGGAGCTCGGTCCCATCGATCAACCAGTAGCCGGCCCCCGTCATAAGCATGTCGATCTCCGAGGCACCCATGACCTCGGCCCAGTTGCTCTCCCGGCCGAAGTTGGTCAGCATTTCCCGCAGAGGATGGTTCTCGACAGTCTCACCGTTGCGCATAATGCGCCAGGGCAGGCGGGCCAGCTCCGTCGCCCGGATCTGCATAGCAGCATAAGCCCAGGCCGACTTGGCGTATTTGCCGCTGCTGAGACGCTGACCAGTGGAGAGCTCATAAGCGCCCTCCCTCTGCCCGGCAGAGAACGGCCAGTCTACAATTCGCATGGCGTTACGGGGCGTCAGAAGCATGTCTCGCATAGCTACCCCAATGTGATGTGCCCCTGGGCATCCGCCCAGACCAGAAGCGCTCGAGAGATCACCGTGTCGTCGTGCGCCCCCTCAGCCGCCTGGTAGCTCGTCTGCCCAGTTCGAGGCGAGGTCGTCGCCTCATAGGCTTCGAGCTCAAGCCGGGCGACCATGTCCTCGACGAATTGCCATTCATCCCGCTCCAGGGCCAGCCTAAGCCCCTGAACGATCTGCCGCTTGCTCTGGAGTGTGGTGTCAAAGGGCATCACAGGCACGCCGTCCGCCTGGAGCTGCTGGATGTTGGGCAAGCCCATGCTGTTGGCCTCGGCCCACACGCTGCCTCCAACCCGCTGGTAGAGCTCCTTGATCCGCTGGAGCTGGTCGGGATAGCTCATGCCCCGGAAGCGGATCAGCTCCAGCTCCTTGTGGCACTGGAGACAACCCACTGAGATCGAGGTGTAATCCTGCACCTGCCCCCAGTCGATGGTCGTGCCCTTGGGGTGGTCGGCATGGCCGCCGTTGGGCCTCCAGAAGTGCGTATCCCGCACCCGGAACACCTGCCCCTCGCCCTCGACGAACTCGCCCAGGATTTCCTGCCGATAGTCCTCGGCCGTCATATCCTTCGTGATCTCGACTAAGGCATCGGCGCTCAGATGAGGATTCTCGGTCGATGGGAAAGCGAACTCGGCCCATCGGCCATCGTCGTTGTTCTTGGCTTGGAGATAGAGCCGATAGAAATGATTGCGCTTGTTCGGTGTGCCCAGGAAGATCACATCGCCGTCGTTGTCGAGCGTCATCGGCGCACAGACCTTCTCCCAAACCTCGGGGTTTTGAAAGGCATATTCGTCCAGCAAGATCAGGTCGCCGTAATCGCCGCGCAGGTGATCGGGCTTGAATGCTGTACGCGCTGTGATCCGCCCGCCCGAGTGCCGGAAGTCGAGCATCTTCCGCGTTTCGTTCTTCTCGATCAGCTTGGTCAGGAAAGCCGCGCCGAGCCAATCGGTGCATTTGGTCCAGAAGGCATCGGTCTGCTCCACGATTGGGGCCGTGTAAAGCACCCGCCGGCCGAGGCTGGCCTCCTTGATCGCCTTGCGGGCTACGAGGGTGGTCTTGCCCCCTCGCCTGCCCGCCCGGAGAACTATCCGCTTGGCTGTGCATGCCTCGATCTCAGCCTGTCTCGCGTGCGGGTGGGGCAGCCGGATCACCAGACGCTTCGTCATCGGTGATCTCTAGGCCTCCAAGAGTCTGAACAATTTGCTTGTCCACGAACATGGCGTAGCTCCTGCCGAGGAGCTCCAGGGCACGCACCTTATCCCTACCACCTACCTCGCCCCGAGCGAGCTCAGCCAGGCGCATAAGCACCTCGTCGGCGCTCATAGCCGAGGCGGTCAGGTGAAGCTTGATCGCCTCGGCTACCTTGGGGTCTCTGATAAGGTTGTGCCCGGTCGTAGGCGCCGACCGTTCGCTGTAGCCGGCCGCAATCGCCGCCTGGGTGGCGTTGAAGCTCATCAGATAAGCGCTGATGAACTTCTTCCGCTTCGATTTCATTTCGGGGCCGTGAGCGCCTTGACCGCAGAATTGCCGTTGGTCGGGAAGTAAGCGCCCCAGGCCAGCCCGAGCAAGGACCACATCGGGGCTTGCACCTCGTACTGCATAAACAGAGCCGTGACCACAGCGATGGTCACGACGATTGCAAGAACACCTCGAACGCCAACGTATTTGTAGAATGAGTCCATGTGCCCTCCAGCAATGACGATAGCACAGGAGGGCGAGGTTGTCAAATTCGTTTGTATCGTTGGAGGAGAATGGCTCGATTCACGCCTGGGATATAACGAACCCAGCAATGTGTCAAAGGAGCCCAAGCGGCTCCATAGGTCCAAGGAGCCATAAGGTACACAATCGGAGCCACGCGAAGGGCCTCTCGGATGAACTGGGCCACATGCCGTTTATATTCAGCATCCCAAGGAGGGTCAGCAAATACAGCTCCAAAGCTGTCTCGATGAAAAGGCAAAGCCATCCAGTTCCCTCGTACATTCGCCGGCTCATAGAGATCTATGCTAACGTCACCGAATGCCTGTCGTCCCGAGCACACATTCAACAACGGTCGTTCGGCCACTGTCTGATCCAACCAGGCTTGAATGCTACTCGTCCAGCTGAATGCCTCAAGATATTTCGTCATTTCAAATCAGCTTGCGATTGGGTGCCACAACGGCCACAGGGGATCAAGAACAAGGATGTCGAAGGCGAACAACGCGAGCTCCATGAGGATAGCTAAGATCAACCCCCACATCAAGACGATTGCCAGCGTGAGAGCTCGATGGATAAAGGTCATGGCAGTACCAGCTCCCACAGACGGACGCCAATGCCCACCCAGATCACGACCACCCAGGACAGAACCTGGAGCACGGGATAGATGGCGAAGAGGCGCAGGCGATGAGTAATGAAGTCGGGATCATGGGTCACAGCTCGCCTCCTGGGTTCAGCGAATAGACCTTCGCCCCCCGCGTGCCCTTGAAAACGATCAGCTCCGCATCTCGGACCATCATGTTGAGCACAGCAATCAGTCCCGCCTTGCGACCGCCGATAGCCTTATGGAGCTTCTGGGTCGAGGAAGGGCCTTCGGCGTCCAGGATCAAGCGTATCTCTCGCCGGCGGTCTGCGTCCTGGCGCTCGAAGGCGTCGGCCATGATCTTCTCCTGAGCAGAACTGGTGCCGGGCAGATCGCCCATCGCCTTGATCGCCAGAGAGTAGAAGCGGGAGGCGAAGGGGAATTTGCTTTCGGGCATAGCGTCGAGCTGCTCGAAGAGACTGATCAGGATGTCATCCGAGAGGCGATCCCGAATGGCTCGGATCTGATCCTGGGGGAAGCCCAGCTCCATCATGCGGTTCTTGGGATTCATGCAGCGCGAAGCCGCTTCGTGCTCAGGATCTCCCAACAGGCATGACAGAGAACATGACTCAGATCTGTGATAGAGAAGAGCTTACCACAACCCCAGCAATTGGGCTTCCGCTTCTTAGGTCCGTGAGCAATGACGCCTGAGTTGGGGGGACGGATCTCATACCAACACTGGGGGCAATAGATATAATCCGGCTGAGTAACTCGATTGTCGCAGAGGGGCCTCACGCACCTGGGCATCCTCATAGCAGATTCTCTCCTGGCCCATTTAATCCGGCTTGTCTTGCCCCCTTACTTACTTCGACCAGTTCCCGGTGAGCCCGCTCAGGGGCGGAAACCGGGAACTGGTCGGTTGCGTCCCTTGTCTTGCAAACTCCGCCTGATTATAAAGGCTGAGATCTCTGAAAGTCAAGTACCCCTGCCCCTCCCACGTTCAAAGACTACCCGAAAGGATAGGTCATTATGTCGCCCTCCCCTCAACCTGTTGACATGTTCCGGGGTGGTGTTCCGCGCGGGAACACGTCAGTCTTCGCTCGCCGCCGCAGGGCTCTCGGGCAATGCGGCCAGGCCAATCTGTTGGACGCGCTAGCCCAGT